GGTTTATGTACTGCGAGTGGTGAGCGTTACTCATGACTTTGTCACGTCGCGGGTTAGCATCCGAAGCATCGACGCCAGCTCTGTGTGAGCGCACAGTATATAACGTGGTGTTGCTCAAGCCACCTTGCTCAACGATAGGGACCGTTGTTGAGCGACGCATAAGGTCCAATTCAGAAGGGAGCGCGTATGGAACTAAATGATCTGCGCGCGCGAGCCGGGATTGATTTTCTCGGTCAGTATCGCAGTTCCAATCCTAAGTGGAAAGGGGCAGTGCGTAGTCTTAGTAGACCGGTTGAAAAGGTTGCAAAAGATCGCGTGATCGAACGCAAACTCGGAGACCAGGCCTCGGGACTCGTAGACTGGAGGGATAACCGCAGTGTCACAGCACCTGAATGGGTGGCGGAAGGGCTTGCCCGGTATGGATGTCCAATCCACGCCGTTAAACCCGATCTTCACCCCTCCGATTATGAGTTCACCGTCTCGGAACTCGGAGCGTGCAGCTGCAGACGTGTTGAACGCGGGGGCAACCGCAGAAAACATGTTCAAGGCGTACGAGCCGACTACGAAATTCCCGTCTCAGGTGAGCCCACCGACGTGGCAGACACCGCGTCAACTGCCAGAGGAGATAGAAAGCCTCGGATGCCAGCAACAGCATCACTGCCCGGAGTGCTGGAGTCTAATGCTACAGGCTCTAATGCTCAGGACAGGCGAATTGCACTTCCCGGTAACGAAGTTCGACGTGAACCTCGAATCCGAGCAGGGCGATCGTGGGATGCCAGGGCTTACGGGGACGCCTTTTCTGCGACGCTCGCTGTTGCAGGTAAGGCGGATGGAGGGCGAGAGCCTTATCCATTGGATGTGGTGGTGGACCGCTTCATCTATAAGTCTCATTATGCTGGGGCTCCTTACTTCACTCGGAACAAGTTCGTATTGGACAAGGCTCTTCGGGCTGCACAGCGTATCTGGAGTGGGGATCGTGGTTTTGATCCTTACGTCTTTGGTCGCAGGGTTCAGCCTGGGCCGTCTGGTCCAAAAACTCGCCTTGTTTGGATGGCGTCGCTCCATACGAGTATTGTGGGTTCGGCGTTCTCAAAGAGAATCCATGAAAACTTGGAGAGAAAGCGTCCTTTCGCGATCGGTCTACGATCGGTTGAGAAAGGAGCTCTAGTCTCTGAGCTAGAGTCGAGGTTCCGTTACGTCTATTCCCTGGATTGGTCAGGGTTTGACGCAAGCGCGCCAGCGTTTATGTTGGACGATGTGTTTCGAATGCTACGGACGCATCTTGAACTAGACGAAACGGCGCGAAGTGTGTGGGATCGGTATGTTAGCGACTTCATTCATTCGCGTATCATCACGCCAGATGGAACAGTGTTCCAAAAGCACAAGGGAGTGCCAAGTGGGTCCGCGTTCACAGCCATTGTGGATAGCGTACTAAACCTGCTTCTCATGAACTATGTGATGATCAAGCTCACTGGAGCTGCACTCAAACCGGATAGAGTGTGGATTCAGGGTGATGACGTGCTATTTGCGTCAAACACCGAGTACGATCTCGGGAGTCTAGCCCGGTATGCGGCGGAGCTAGGTTTCACACTGAGTGTGATGAAGAGTCAAGTGATTGACACGTTCGCGGAGCGGAAAGAACTAAAAGACTATCCGCACTTCCTTGGTCACCGGTGGATACACGGTTGGGCGCATCGGGACCCTCTGGAAATACTGCAACGGGAAGTATACCCTGAGCGACATAAGGAGAGGTCACGCACCGAATCGCTTATACGTCTCTACTCGTACCTAACGGACGGGTGGGAAGCGTGGAACATCTTCACGCGTGTATATCCGGCAGAAGAGTCATTCCATTCGCTAACCATGTGTTTGGATGACATCGGTGATAACGAAGTCGATATCAGCGAGGTAGACCTGCCAGGACAGCTAAGATACTACGCTGCTGTGCTAAGAGAAGCAAATGGGGA